AGAGTTTCCCTTGGGCTTATCTGTTACACAAACGGGATTGCCGTAGCCTAACCGCAAACCTATTTATAACAAGGAAACTTTAACGGATCAACTAATCCAGTTTTTAAATCGAATAATAAATGATTCGTTGACACCCATACCTTTACGAACATCGTGGTACAATTCGTCCTTATGTGCTTTGCTCATACCAGATGGAGCCATCTTATGGAATGATTCTTTATCACCAGCTGTCACGTGCTTGCGCATCGCAGTACCAGAAGCAGACTCTATTCCGCCTCCACCTTCCTTGCGTTCACCACCTACTGATTTGACCTTAATACTCTTAAAGTTATAGTGGCCGTGCTTCATATCTTTACCATTATACTGATGAAGCAGCTTATGAAATTCGTTGACACGATCTGAACCAACATGCATAGTCACATGTGTGTAACCAGCTTTGTGTAGCTTTGACATCTGATGAAGAACTGTAGGATGATCTTTTGTCATAGCTTCGACCTTCGCGCCTTTCACAGCACGAGAAAGATGCTTTACCTTCTGTTCAGGAGTCAAAGGATTCTTCTTGGCATCATGAGATCCAGTCGTCAAGATCTTATGATCTGCGCCTTCTTTCTTAGCAGCAGCTATGACATGCTTTACGACCATCTCGTGGCCGGCATGAACTGGATTGAATCGACCTTGTGTGATATGAATGGATTTCATTGGGCTTTTACCTTATTAAAGTTGGCAGCCGAGAACTCAGCCCGATCGACGATCTTTGTAGGACGATTATGTCTTACCACTACGAAACCTTCTGGCTTTGATTTCTTGCCATTGATGCTATGATCAAACTCAGCACCGCTCGAGAGCGTATGAGCGAGAATGTCCTTTGCCTTCTGCAAATGCTTATGCTGGTTCAGCACGTTTTCGAAGTGTGCACGATTACGTTGAACGTGACCGATATCTGCTTCCATCGCCGCAGTCTTCGCAGCCTTTGACGATGCCATCTTCACACCTTCGATCTTTTTCTGGTGTGCTTTCATGTAGTGGTTCATGAAACCTTCTACACTCGGCTTCGTTCCGGTGCGAACAGTATGATTGATATAAGTCTTCAGCGGAATCTCATGACCTTTGATGGATTCATAGGTTTCAGGTTTTGCTTTTTTATTGTGTGCTGCAGCCGCAGTCATAGCCTTTGCAAAGCGTTCACGCTGCTGAGGTGTATACTTGATGCCATCGAGGTGATGCTCGGTAGAAATAAGATGCACATCTTTGTGCAAACCAAAGTCGTCCAGCTGAGCACCATGCTCGGCCTGCATATCCTCGAGGTTCTTACCATTATACTTGGTATGAATGGCTACGCCGATCTTTGAATTCAAAGCAGCCTTACCATGAGCAGAGTTCTTGTTTGCAGAGTACGTAATGGTGTTAGGCGTAAAGTGTACGCGGCCATCAGACTCGTGTACATCCTCTGCGGTATGCATGATATCGCCTTGGAAAACACCCTTCTTCGGTGTCACCTTCGGAAGATGTTGCAGAGCAGCTCTCAACTTTGATACGAGACCGGGAGCATGACCATGGTTACGCTCGATATCTTCTTCTGTATAGTTGATCTTTGGATTCTTATTGAAGGCAGATTTCGATGCCACAAAGAATCGACCAGTCTGAGGATGACGGCCGAATACCACAGAAGGAGAACCATCATACTTCATGGTGATTCTTGTGTCGTTCTTCTTGCCTGTCAATTTGTCATGCACATCTTTGAGATTGTGATAGGCATGAGAAAAGCCTTCGTGACCAGCATTGATCACGTGATCTTCAGCATGCTCAAGATGCTTCAGCTTAGTTTCGTCAAGCTCTTCTGCAAGGAAATTTCTAAAACTTGTCATCGTACTGTTTTTACCGATCCATCAGGATTTACAAAGAAAGCTTCGAACGTAATGTCAGGAAACTCTTTCTTCAAAGAAAGAAATGCCTGAAGATTGCTAGGAGCATCATCAAACAACCGAAGCTTAGTGTAGTTCTTAGTATTTATATACTTGCGAAAGATAATCTTCTTAGCTTCAGCCGAAGAGTCGATCTTCAGGTTACCAGCTCGTTCGACATGAATGTTATCGATAGGTAGACCGTAATCGCGGAACGTTTGAAGGAAGATATCCTTGTTATCGAAGTCAGCTCGTGCTGTACAGATAATCACTCGACTATGAGGATTCTTACGAGAGTTAGCAAAGATAGCCTTCGTCTTAGCAACCATTCGAGTGATTGGTTTCGAAGAGTTGCGAAATACCTCAGCGTTGGCAAATTCGCCGAAGTCGTAGGTTTCACCCTTCTTCCGCTTATAGGTATTAAACTCTTGGTTGTCTAGCATTCTGACAGTCTTACCGTCTTTGACAACAGCAACTTTGGCATATGTATGGAACAGCGTCTCATCGATATCGAATATCGTAAGTGTACCTGTACCAACAAACTCTCTGAATCTTTTCTTTATCATAGTTTACCCTACAATGTTTTTAAAATAATGTACACTACTTTTTTAGCTTGAAACCAATTTTGTTACCACCCGGATTCGCCGCATTCGAGTGGTACTCGAAGATAAAGTTACTATTTTTGAATCCTTTGAGCTCATATTTAAGACTTGTCTTTGATAGATGGACATACAGCTGTTCGATGTTATTAGTACGTACGATATCAGTCAGAAACTCGGTATTCTTCTTGTTAGCATTAACCTCATCAATAAGGGCATATGCCATAGGAGACAGGATAGCACCGTTTCTCTTTTTTGAGGATACTTTCCAGATCTCTTCGAACGTAGATAACTTGGCTGACTTGCCAATCTTTGAGTAGAAAACCTTTGTCAACTGATCGTGTGCAACCTTAGGATCGTCAAACTGTTTAAACCATTTTTCGATATCATCTGCTGTATATGTTGACTTGCCGATAATATCACCGACCAAACTGTACAGTTTAGAACCCATGACCTTGGCCGCCTGGACAATTCCCTCTGTACCAGAGTTGTTGACAACTGCACCGATAAAGTTATGAACCTTCTTGTCATTGGCATCAGAGAATGACTTCTTGCCAATCATATTCCAGACTGATGAAATAGATGGAGCAGCACCACCACCGGCCTTTGCCGATACACCAATTTTGAGTTTGCTTTTATACACACCATAGTAATCGACCAGCGGTTCGTTACTTCTTGCAGGGAACTCGATGGCTACAATATCATTGTCATAGTTGTTAAGGAACCACCACGCCCCTGCAATCTCACCAAAGTCCTTGGCAATGATAGCAAGATCCTTATCGGAGATATCCTTGGCAGCCTTGGCAAATATGGTATTTGTTTTGTCGCTCTTACTAACAAACATTTTTAGAAACTCTTTGACATGAGGTGCAACCAGTTTACATTGATCGATACAAAGGTTAGCCGTCTTGACATAATCTCTTTTAGAAACGGTTTTACCCCCGAGGCCAAGGCCGTCAGGGGTAAGAACTTTATTACCGATTGTTTTTACGTTGTTAGGATCTGTGGAACTTCTGACACCTGGCTTCTGCAGCATATCAAACTTGATACGTGCTTTATATTTCTTGCCACCAGCTTCGTATGATATGATAGGCTTGGAGTCATATTCCTTAATCTCAAGGAATGTAACCTTCTGGCCCTGCGCTAGGTTGCCTATAACTTTACTATTTGCAGCAATGTCATAAATGTCAGCAGCTTTCTTGACGAGTGTGTCTACATCGCCATTGCCTTTAAAGTACTTTTCCCACGCTGCTTTACCAGTAGTTGCCATATCAGTCCTCTTTAGGACTATTTATAGACAAAAGAAAACCGGCCCAAGTATTGCTACCGGGCCGGTTTTTGTTAAAACTATAATAAATTTATTTTGTTTTCTTAGAAGCTCTAGAAGAAACTCTCATATAAGTTACTTAGTCGCTTTTACTTTAACGTCTGGATTAGCAAGTTTCTTTTTAGCAAGATCAATTCCATCAAATCTTTTTTCATATCTTTTCACAGCACCTTGGGATTGTTTCCGCTCAGCGTCATTACGATACTGCCGAACCATCATTCCTTTTCCGTCATCTTTATGTCCCGAATAAGGAATAGATTTAGCTGTTGTCGACGCGGCTGCTTTATCTTTTTTTGCTGCTTTCATATAATTTTTAAGTAGTCCTTGTGAGACTTCTTGAATTTGCTCAAGGTCTTCATCTTCGAAGTGTGACTCAAGCGCTTCAATATATGTGTGAAGCATATCGACATAATCTTCTGAATCAAATTCTAAATCTTCGTTAATTTCGTTTGCAAAACCGGCATTTACCATTGACTTTTGTTGTTCTGAAATAAACTTTACGTACTTGTCGACTGACATAATAGAATCCCCTATTGGACGATAATTAAGCTACAAGTTTATTTATACAAAACCATTCAGGCACTGGACGTTTAGTCCAAGCCATTTTGAAGCGTTCTTGCTTTGTCTGATAGAACTTACGATAAGAACCTACGATGTCATTGTAGTTGATACATTCAGGATTGGCTTTCATGGCCAGAGGCTGAGGTGTCTTGTAACCAACCGGAATGTTACGAGGCAGTTGCTTCAGTGCTTCTCGTAGCAGCGTATCTGTGCTATGAACCTTGCCATAACGATACGTATACTCGTCACAAAGAGCAGCGAAGTGAATCCAGTGCCAC